ACGTTGCACGTTAGGATATTTTATTTCGAGTGCGGCTACAGTTTCAGCATACACAGTTTGTGGTTGACCGTTTTTGCCTACGATTGTTCCTTGTGCAATAACCTTGTCTTTAGGCGCATCACCTTTGACTACATACTCTGGATAAAAGTCGTTAGTTACTTTATTTCCTTCGATGATGCTCGTACCGATAGGCTTTAATTTATAATCCGCAACATCACCAAATTTACCAAAGTCAGCAACAACTTTGCTTTTGAAGAAATCCTCTGTTCCGATTTCTCCGGTAGTAGACTTGAACAAAGTACGTGTCTGCGCCGTAGGAGCAACCTCTTTAACTTCCCCTGTACCAAACCGACGATGTGTTACAGTATAGTTAGGAAAATCTTTGTCGAGAGGGTTGAGTGGCTGAATTGGTCCATCAGGAGTTTTACGACCGAATGGCTGTACACGAGTTTCAGCAAGGGCTTTTGCCTCTGCCTCTGCTGTTTTCTTGGCTTCGGCATCAAGTGCAGCTTGGTCGCGTCTGCGTTTTTCTAGCCATTTACCTGCGGCGTACGCAGCGAAAAGTAGCGGATCAGCCATATTACATTTCTCCCATAGCTAGGAAAGATTGAGCATCGCGAGGCTGTTGTGGCTCTGGCTGCACACGTTTATCTTGACGACGTGACATCCGCTCAACTTCCATACGCTCTTCTTCATTGATCTGTTCATTCATTGCTTCGAACAATTCGGGGTTACGTACCTTCATAATACGGAAGAACGAAACGTCGTCGACTTCCCCTTCTTTAATACCGTTTTCTTCGTTTTCGTCGACCATCATACGTGGCTCAAAACCTTCTTCGAGGGCTTCGCGGTACAGATAAATTCCAATGCTAGGTTTGATAAGTTCGGCAACATCTGGGGAGTATGCGCCTTGCATAAACCCTTTGAAGGCAATCTGCGAAACCAACTCTTGAATAGAGATGCCTGCAACCAACATCCGCATGATATCCTTACGACGGGTCGGTTCCTCTAGTTTATCCAAAACAAAATCCAGCGCATCGTCTGGATTGGCAAACTGGGGTGGTCTTTCCCATGCCCATTTGCCGGGTTCGTCCGTAAGGGAATGTCCCGGCGGTGCAGCAAGAGGGGTAAGCTTATCAAATTCATCTTCCATGTTTGCGACCCTTACTATGAAAACTTTTTCGTGAGGCTAGTTCGTGGAGCAGCAGCACTGCTCAAGCCAATTGTTTGTGCCATGCGGACATTCGGTGTAGGAATAGGGGCTTGTCCTGACATACGCATGATCTTTTCTGCGACACGGGTATCCTGAAGCGCACGAGATACGCGGTCTGTGCTACCTAGCGGAAGCATCTGTGCTCCGGGTCCTGCGCCGGACATCGAACCTGCAGCCATCGTGCTACCGACGCTCATCATCTGTGGTTTGGGCATGTCTTTCTCTAGGCTGTTGTATCGATCTAGCTTGGCCTTTGCTGCCTTTTCTGCAGCGTCACCCACAAGGTTTTTAGTCAGACCTATATCACCTAAAAAAGATTGTGCTCCTTCTGGCAGAAGACCTTTTAAATAGTCGAAACCTTTGCCAACGGTTTTTCCAAGTAATGTTGCGCCGATTGATGTTAATGCTGATCCAAATAAACTCATCTTATCATCCTACATAAAGATCGAATCTATGGTTCGCGTAATTAAGAAATTGTTAAACTGCGAATCATATAGCGATTTATTAGCATCTATTTGTGCAGACTGCATAGCAGCGTTGTGTGCCCGTGCTCTGTCGTTTTCAGATGCTTGCATAGCCCAAGAAGCCTGATCACGGTATAGCTGCCACAAATTGTTCAAGGAGTTTTGATTCATTGAGAGCAAGGTCTGTACGTTCTGCTGGTTTGCAACGTTCTGGGCTGCAGTGTTTGCAGTGTTAATGTTTCTGCGCCACGCTGCGTTGCTTTGGTCGATAGTCGATTGCATGTTTGCATTGAACTGTTGGCGGGATGCTTCCATCGACGCATTGAACTGTTCCATTGCGCTGGTTTGATTCACGTTGAACTGATCAACTGATGCTGCACGGTTCTTGTTGGCAGACTCGATCTGGGAACCCAGTTCAGCAAAGAACATATCTACTTCGTTACTTGACTTTGCATTGAACTGACGGGAAGCATTTTCAGCAGCTTGATCTGACAGTTTCATCTGCACCATCGACTGATAGTTGATTGTTTCAGAAGCCTGTCGATTTGTCAGGTTCTGGGTATCGATTGCAAGAAATGTCTTTGCGTTTTGTACCGCTGCAGCCTGTCGGTTGTTCAGGTTTGCCATATCCATGTTAGCAAGAGCGACAGCATTTTGCAGTTCGGCCTGCTGCTTGTTGTTTAGGTTTGCAAGCTGTAGGGTTGCATACTTATCAGCGTCTTGCTTGGCAATCTCGATACCAGATTCGGTTACGGCTTGTACCATTGCGGCTGCAGCCATAGAACTTGCACCTAGACCACGCTGCTGCATGATCGAACTGACCTTGCGAACTTGTGGTGCAGCCCACGCTGGAAGAGGCTGACCAGCCACAATTGAACTCATTAACTGACCCATCTGATACTGGGTAGTTGCTTGTGGGTCCATTGTTGTAGTTTGGGCTGTTGCAAGAGACGTAGGCGAAAGGGTTCCCTGTGCGGCGTTTACCATCGCTTGTGGGTTTACCGTACCCTGTGCAGCTACCATATTTGCTGGGGGAGTGACTGCTGTAGCGGCGTATGTATTTGCTGCCTGTGTCGCGGGGGCAGTCTGATTGTACATTGCAGAACTCAAACCCGACGGAACGGGGGCAGAAACCGCTGACATCTGAACGTTGTTATTTGTCAGAATTTCGTTAGCTTGTTCTGTAATTGTACTCGCAGTTATAGTTTGCTTCGGATCGAGAGCGGGTTGTTCTGCCTGTTCGGTTTGGGCTTTTACAAGTTCTTTTGAAAGAGCGTCACCGGTTTTACCTGTCAATACTGCCATCTAATTATCCCCTACCTTTTATCCAAAGCTTTATCTAGCTTGTCTTCAACCCGATGCAAAGCTTCCATGACACGACGCATATCATCACGCACATCGTTACGAGTCGCGTAATCCTCACGAGTCTTGTTTAGCAAGATTTCAATGCGCTTCTGCTCTTTGGTTGTTGCGTTTGCCCACCAAGCACCACCTGCAAGGATCAAACCGACGAGCATGTCTATGAGGTTGTGCATTTCCATCTCTACTGTTTCACTTCTATTAGGTCTATTAAATGTGGATTTTTTATTGATCTAAGGATGTCTTGGCTCTGCTCGTTCGACCTTACCATTTCATTACGAAAGCTTTCAACTGCCGCGCCGGTTTGGCGTGACTGTTGTGCGTTTTCAATAAGCAAAGTTGGTAGCCACGCAACAGCGCAGCCCCACTCATCCACAACCTTTCCGGTGTTAGGATCGGTTCCTGCTAACTTCATAAACCAAGCGCAATCTAGCTTTTTACAGGGCTTGAAATTATTTAAAGGACAATTATCCTTTACTTCAATTTGCATTATGGGGTCACTTCTTCTTCTGCCGCGTCATTGATAGCAGCGGCAGCGGCGGCTTCAGCAGCAGCAGCAGCAGCAGCGGCAGCAGCGGCAGCAGCTTCAGCAGCGGCATACGTCGACTCTACAGTACTCCACCAAGAAAAGCCTGAAACGGGTATGTCGTTCTCGTTAGTAGTAACCTTTTCTTTAGTACGATCACCACGTTCAATATCACAAGTTACGCCATCGTAAGACTGAACAGCAAGAATGTCTGAGGGAAGAAAAGACAAATCTAATCCTCCGTAAAACACACCGTCTTTACCGATCTGCCCGTTATTGTAAACAATAGTCCACCTAGCCATAAAATTATTCTCCTATTTGATTAGCTACTATAGTAATACCAACCTGTTGCAATGTACTTGTTGCAATTATAGACGGCGTTACCTCTGTGTAAGTGCGTCCAAGAAGCTGGAAAGATACATAAAAGACCCTTCTTAGGTGTGACCTTTATGCCGTATTCTAAAAACTCTGTTTCACCTTCTCCGTCAGGAACATCGTTTAGATAAAGGGTCCACACTAAGCTTCTATAATTACAAGGGAAACTACCGATATGTTCTTTGTGCCAAAGATGAAACCCACCCTTTGGTTCAGTCTTTTGAACTTTCATGTCTTGCGAAAATGAAGACTCGTTTAAAAATCCGGGGTATTTTTCACCATATTGCGTTGCATATTTAGAAAGAACCTTGTTATGGACTTCGCTCGATAAAGGATCTTGCAAAGCGTAAAAATCAACGCTGTGATCTTGTCGTACTCTAGGACCACTTTGGGCAGAGCCAGCCATATAGTATTGATCGGGTATGCCGTTGAGTTGATTTTCTAGTATAGTTTCAAAACGTAGAACAATCCTATCACACAAATCATATTCCTCTGTCTGATAGCTTTCTATAAAAGTAGGTGTTTGCATACTAATCCTTCGATGCAATGATAACATCAACGTATTGTACGTTAATTGAAGCTGTTCCAGACATTGTGTGGTTGTGAGAACCGCCACCACCAGTAGAACCTGAATTAAAGTTACTATCTACTGATCCTCCATAGTTTGCTGATATTGCTGGGAACTGAGACGTAGCAGATGCCCCTATTACGTGACTGTGTGATGGAATCTGTGCGGTACTAAGAGTTGTACTACCTGTGCTTCCACTCAAAGCAGGAGTTGCAAGAGCAGTTGAAAACGCACTAGAGCCACCAGTACCAGCAGTACCACTTACAATACGAAGG